GATAGATACTACAACGCCTTTGTGGGAGGAAAAATTCACCGAAAACACGTACTAAAGAAATGAAAGCAACGCTTGAATTCAATCTTCCAGACGAAAGGGAAGAATTTGAAATGACGACTAAGGCGATAGACTATTACTCTCAACTTCATGAGATAGATAATTACCTTCGAAGTCTTTTAAAACACGGAGATCCCGAGGCTCAGTCTTCAAAATCTCTTGCCGAAAGAATTCGAAATATGATAGAAATATATTGACAAACACGATCATTTGTGATACATTAGTGTCATGATTATAGTAGATTATAGTGGTATTGCAGTTGCGGCTGCATTTTCCCAAAAACATCCTGATCAACTCGATCAGGGAGTAGTTCGTCATATGATTCTCAATTCGTTGCGAATGCATAACATAAAGAATCGCGATAAGTACGGAAGTATGGTCATTGCGTGTGACAGTAGTTCTTGGCGTAAGGAGATCTTTCCGGAGTACAAGGCTGCTCGTAAGAAGAGTCGAGAGACATCCAGTCTCGATTGGAACAGCTTTTTCACGATGGTGAATATAGTTCGTGATGAGATCAAGGAAAACTTTCCCTATCCAGTAATCACAGTGGATCGTGCGGAAGCAGACGATATTATCGGAATACTCGTTTCGGAGTTGCAGGAGTTTGGTCGTCACGAAGAGATATTGATTGTCTCTGGCGACAAAGACTTTCTTCAACTTCAACAGTTCTCAAACGTTAAACAATACAGTCCGGTTCAACGCAAGTTCTTGACTTGTGAGAATCCACATCGTTATCTGTTTGAACATATCTGTAAGGGTGATGCAAGTGATGGTGTTCCAAACGTTTTGAGTTCGGACAAAACCTTTACCGAAGAACTTAGACAAACTCCGCTTCGTGCGAAGAAGATCGACGAGTGGTGGGAAAATCGTCACAGCCTACAGAACCACATGGATCAAGAAGTATGGAGAAACTATCAGCGTAATGAATGGATGATCAATCTCCGGAAGACGCCGGCCGAGATTCGTGAGGAAGTCATTAATCAGGTAGGGGAACAGAGCGGAAAAAACAACAATAAGATTCTTAACTATCTAGTCACGAACCGTTGCGGCCTTCTGGTCGAATCAGCACAAGAATTTTTCACCAATAAATAAAAATTATGAGAGACAAAATTACACTTATGCCCCACGAGGTTTTCGCAAATGCTCAAAAGATCGAAGATCGAGATCAAAGAATTGCGTATCTGAAAAGAAACGCATATCGTCAAGTGAAGACTATTCTTCAACTTGCATACAACGATAAGATTGAATTGGCCTTTCCGGAAGGGGCTCCTCCATACAAAGAGAATGAAGAGACCAAGTTTCCTATCGTAAGTATTGGAAGAGTATTCGCAAACATTGGAAATTGTACGAAGCAAGCAAAATTTTCGAAGATTCGAAAGGAAAGATGGTTCATTGGTATGCTTGAATCTCTTTCGGCCGAAGATGCAAAGATTTTGATCGCCGCAAAGGATGGCAAACTCTCCACCTTTGCAAACAAGAAATACTCCAAGATCACAAAAACCTTGGTAAGAGATACATTTCCGGAATTATTGAGTTGACATCTATACCTTATGTGATAGTATGTTGTTATGAATATTTTTATACTTGATGAAGATCCACGTACTGCTGCGTCAATGCATTGTGACAAACACGTACCAAAGATGGTCGTTGAATCTGCACAAATGCTCTCAACTGCTCACCGTATGTTGGATGGTGTGGAAACAAAGAAACGATCCAAGAGTGGAAAAACGATGTCAAAGTATTATATGTTGGGCGATACTCGCGAGCATCATTTGTACAATGCGGTTCATTTTAATCATCCTTGTACGGTATGGACTCGCGAATCATCCCAAAACTACCTCTGGCATTATGAACTTTTTATTGCTCTTTGTGACGAGTATACAAAACGATACGGAAAAATTCACCTTACCGATAGGTCTTTACGAGAACACCTCAAAACAACACCAAACAATATTCCGGACATTGAAATGACACCATTTCGATTAGCTATGAAAAGCAATCCGGAATGTATGGACGAGTCCGATCCCGTTGAGTCCTATCGCAAATTTTATATGACAAAACAAGAACGCTTCAAAATGGAGTGGAAGAACACACAAACACCTTATTGGTTTTCAACATGCCCAACTACGACTATCGCTGCATAAAGTGTGACAAGATCGAAGAACGATTTGTCACTATCGCAAAGAAAGATGATCCTCTTACTTGTTCATGTGAAGAGAAGGGAGAGCTCAAAAGAACGATCTCATCTCCTCCGATCACACATGATACAATTCATCCAATTAAAAGAGCAGGTTCCGGTTGGAACGATGTTCTACAACGAATAAAGAAAAATGCCGGAAGAAACAACATCGAAACCTACTGATAAAGTTCTATGGATTGATCCACCCGAGGGTTGGCGATATGGATTTCCAAGAGCATTACCTGAAGGTATCGAAGGTGATGCGATTAATGAATGGATGATCAAAGTTGGATATCCAAAGGAAAAGATCGAAGAATATGGAGAACATTTTTACTGTAGAACATGGTATGAAGAAAAAGGATAAACCAAAGAAGAAGAACGAATATCGCGAATACGATTCCTTCGAGAAATCTCGTAGAAAGAACATGCGAGTAAGCAGAAAAAAATCCAAGAGTTGGGACATTGATTAGTATAAATAGTAATAGATTATGCGAAAAGTTCACAATCATGTTGTGTGGTTTTCAGCATTTATCTCATTATTCTATATTAACGTTTTAGCGAACGAACTGACTCTGACATGGAATGATAACTCCTCCGACGAGGACGGATTTATAATTGAAAGATCATCAGATGCTGGAAACACTTACCAACAGGTTGGAACTGTTGGTCGTAACGTTACATACTTTATAGATCAGACAATATCTACCGAAGTGATGTATCGATATCGGGTCTACGCCTTCAACAGTTTTGGTGCTTCAAATCCTTCGAACATTAGTGATCAATTTGTTACGATGACGTACACGGCCGAAGACATCGAAGAAGCGGCAATCGAAGCCCAAGAAGAAGTCTTAAAGAATTACCGAGAGTACAATCTTTTCGATAGAGAAGACATAGAGAAGAGTAAGAGTGTTGTCAATGTTTCGACAAGAGGTACACTTGATGAAGGAGAAAGTTTTACTCAAGGCTTCGTTATTCTTGGAAACAATCAACGAGTTTTGATACGAGCAGTCGGAGAAAAATTACAAGATATTGGAGTAAAGAATCCACTGGTCGATCCAAGAATATCCATTTACCAAAACAAATTTGATGGAAAAGGACCACAACTCGTTGCGGAAAAGAATGACTGGATTGATGAGGAGAATACGGAGGAAATCATAGACCACATAAATAATCTTGGTGCCTTTCCTCTTTGGCCAGTATCTAACTTTCAGGGAATGGAGATGCCCACAAACGATATAACAAGTGTGGCTGCGATTGTAACTTTAGACTATGGACTTTATACTATTATTGCCGAAGGTAACAACGGCAGCTCAGGTGAAATATTATTAGAAGTATATGAAATTGATGAATTTTAATCATGATCCAATTGATCTACCATACGAAGATTTAGTTGCAGAAACAACTCCAAAGGGAAGAACGTATTTTACTCCAAGCGGAAACGCTCTTAAGTCGATCACTACGGTTCTGGGAGCAAAAAAGAAAGAAGCCCTTCTTGAGTGGAGAAAACGGGTTGGTGAAGAAGAGGCCAATCGCATATCACGTCATGCAACAACTCGGGGATCGGCAGTACACAATATTGCCGAGAGGTATCTCAACAACGAAGAGAACTATCTAAATGGCGAAAGTATGCCGCATGTTCTCTTTTCTTGGAAAACGATTCGAAAGATTCTTGATGAGAGAGTGAACAATATTCGATCTCAAGAAACTCCTCTCTACTCAGACACTTTACGAGTCGCCGGGCGAGTCGATCTCATAGCGGATTTTGACAATGAATCAGCGATTATCGATTTTAAAACATCCTCTCGAAGAAAGAGTCGAGATGACATCCACACCTATTTCATGCAGGCCTGTGCTTACTCTCTGATGCTTCAGGAACTCACCGAGATGGAGATTGAGAAACTGGTGATTCTGATGGTAGTGGATAACGATCCAAATCCGATCATCTTCGAAGAGAAACGAGAAGATTGGATTGATCCTTTGATTGCCGAAATCACCGAGTATTACGAGAAGTATTGTTAGACAATTTACAACTTTTTTACAAAATAAACTCTTGACATATTGTAATTTTTGAATTAGTATACCTACATAATGATGATACTAACAGATTGTGATGGTGTTCTTGTCAACTGGATGAAGGTCTACAACGAGTGGATGGAAGAAGAAGGTTTTCGAAAAGAAAACTCTTCATACGAACTCCATGAAAGGTATGGCATTCCGGAAGAAGAATCAGACAAGTACATTCGATACTTCAACATGTCAGCGGAGATTGAACATCTTCCGCCTCTTCGCGACGCTATAAAGTACGTTCGAAAGATGCACGAAAATCATGGAGCGACGTTTCATTGTGTTACTGCTCTGGGAACTAACAAAAGGTCTCACGTTCTTCGCGAAAAGAATCTGAAAAATCTCTTTGGCCCGACGGCGTTCAGTAAAGTTGACTGCGTTGAACGAGGTAGATTTAAGAAGCCCATCCTTGAAAAATATCGCGATACCGATGCGATATGGGTAGAAGATTGCGTTAAAACCGCAATTGATGGATACGAACTTGGTTTGACGACTTTTCTCATGAATCACGATTACAACATTCACGAGGATATTCCGGATGGAATCATTCGAGTTGACGGTTGGAAAGACATTTACTGGCACCTTTTTGGATGATTGTAAGAGCAAAAATCGAAGACATTCTGGGAACTCATTGTCCACCACCACGCGAAACTGAAAAGAATCGAAAGGGTGTGATGATCTATTCACACAAGACTGGAGGAGAGATTCAGGTCTTTTCTAACGAAGAATGGGATAGGAACAAAAAGTATTATAAATCTAATCATGGCAGAAGCAACATGAAAAACTTTACCACATACAAAGCATAATTATGAGACCACATATAGACGACGAAATATTTCGAGTTCGCGAATTTATGAATGAACTTTCGAAAGTACAGGATAATTACTACAATGAATTGGAGAAAAGACTTCTCGAAGATCCTCTTTACAGTGTAGAGAAAGTAAAAGAACTTATTGAAGAGCTTATCGGAGGACCATCTGATTTAATCAATGATGAAAAAGATCTACGAGAGTGGTTCTGGGATTATATGTACAACGGAGACGAAGAAAAAGACTTCATAGATTACTTAATTGATTTTCAGACTCAAAGAAATGAATACCTCAAAGAACTTGATAGATTATAATTATGATGAGTAAACACGATTCCTATTACACTTACCAAGACGGTAAGGATAAATGGCTTAAAGACAATCCCGGCAAGGCCGTTCGAGACTTTGAGTATGCTGGAGCAGATGTGCAAAATCGATATGTACATCCTGAGATGGAAAAACGTGGTTTCAAGAAGAGACGTTACATCGGAGCTGGAGCCTGGGAGTGGAGTAGATAGTATTACCAAAGATGAAAGTAAAAATCTCTAATTACCCCGATAGACTTACGTGTAATTTATATGAAAATTACATGCATAAAAAGTATGGATACAGATGGCCCAAAGAACAGTATTGGTTTGAAAACTTGCTTGAAAAGTTAGAAGACTTGGTACAGACTTGTTACATGCCGATAAATTGGTTACTCGACAAACGTAAGCAAAAAGTAAATGTTCGCATTGATCGATGGGATACTTGGAGTATGGATCACACTCTTGCTCATATTATTCTACCTATGCTTAAACAACTCAAGGAAACAAAAAAAGGCGATCCTTTTACAGACGATGAAGATGTTCCGCCAGAGTTACGTTCAACTAATGCAAAGACTAAAAAGAATGAATGGGATACCGACGAGTTTCATAATGATCGTTGGGACTGGATACTAGATGAAATGATATACGCCTTTGATTGTAAAGCAAACAAGGATGAAGTGTATATGCGTTTTGATATCTATGATCAAAAAAGAATTTCAAATGGTTTTAGATTGTTTGGTAAATACTATGAAAACCTCTGGGATTGATTATGAAGAAAATATCGATACACGCGAGCAATAACATTCCGTGGCATAAGAGATACGCACAAGCAGCAAAGGAAGGATTGGAAAGACACGGCATTATTGTCAATATCACCAATTCGCGAAAGAGAGAATCCGATGTTGCAATGGTCATGGGCCCAAATCTTTTTCAGTCAATAGAAAAAGATGGAGGTGAGTTTATGATCATTAATCGTAAGTTTCTGGGATTCAATGAAAGAGATGCCCACGATATTGTTACGGTAAGTTGGAATGGATTCAATGGTATGGGCATGTTCTGCGTTGATCAGAATCGTATGAATAAAAGTCGATTGGAGAAGTATATCGATCCAAGAGATATTGAACACTGGGCTTTGAACAGTGATAACTATCTTCTCTGTCAACAACACGACACCGGAAGAAGCACAAGATTTGATGATATTAATAAGTGGTATCGACATGTCCAAAGGAGAGTACACCCGAACAATCTGAAGATTCGACGAAAGATAACACTGGAGAATGTGGGTCGTGTCGAGTTTATGCGATCTCTACGCGAAGATCTATCAGACGTAAAGGCGATCTTTTCTCTCAACTCAATCGTTTCGGTTGAAGCTCTCATTCTTGGAAAGGGAGTGATTACCAATGATCCAACCAATCCTTGTTACGCTGTGGCTTTTAGTGAGATTGGATCTTCTATTCAACCATTTGATCGAACAGAGTTTTTGACTTACCTTGCCCATTGTCAATGGCATATCGACGAGATTCGAAACGGATCATTCTTTCAAAATATGACGTTTGGGCCATCCGGTCCAAGGTTACATGAAATCTCAATAAATAATTGACATGATA